TGGTATGCAAGAACTTTTGATCTATATATTAGCAAGGGTGTTAATTATAAAGATTTTTTAAGTGGATGGGAACTTGCTTTTATTGCCTATGCTCAAAAATTTACAGCATTAGAAATAACTAAGGTTGCTAATACAGGCAGAAAAACAGCAATTAAATTAATACAAAGATTATTTTCTGATCCTGAATTTATAACATTAGGAGCTGAGGCAAAAGCAAGGATATTAAGAAAACAATTTAAAAAATATTCTCGTTGGCAATCATTAAGAGTTGTAAGGACAGAAACAACTAGAGCTGCGAATTATGGTGTCGAGCAAAGTGCCATAAATGTTTTTCCTGGTCAAGATTTAATAAAAAGATGGTCAACAGCAATAGATGGACATGAGAGAGATTGGCATAATAGAGCTAACAACCAAGAAAGACCACATAAAGATCCTTTTTTAGTTGGTGGTGAGGCAATAATGCGACCTGGTGAGGGATCTGCTAAAAATGTGATTAATTGTAGATGTTCAGCAATATATTTACCAGCAAAAAATGCCAGAAGTATAAATCAAAATGTCGGTGCTGGATATAGCGGTGCAATATTAACTGGTGCTATTATTAATGAAGGGCTTAATGATAGCTAATAATATAGTAAAAATAAATTTAGTAATTTTGTAAAAAACTGAAAACGATGGATTTTATTTATAAAGCTGCTCCAATAGATGAGCAAACAATTGATTATGATGAAAAGAATAATATTGTAAAAGGTTATGGTTCTTATTTTGATAATAAGGATAGCGACTTAGACATTATTAGAAAGGGTGCATATCAAAAAACAATTAAAGAAAATGGTTCAAGGGTAAAATATTTATATCAACATGACATGATGCAACCTATTGGAAAAATGAAGGAATTATATGAGGATGAAAAAGGGTTAGTATTTACAGCTGAAATTCCTAAAACTCAATTAGGAAATGATGTGATTGAACTAATGAAAGCTGGAGTAATTACTGAAAATTCTGTTGGTATTATGCCAATTGTAAAAGAACAAAAAGCTGATTACAGAGAAATAAAAGAAGTTAAACTATATGAAATAAGTGCTGTTACATTAGCAGCGAATGAACAAGCTAAAATATTAGATGTAAAATCAATTACTAATATTGATAAAATTTACAAGCGTTATGATAACATTTGTAAACTACTTAGAAAAGGAAATATCTCAGATGATATGGGATATGCCTTAGAATCCGAAATATTAAAACTAAAAACATATTTTGTTAATGCCACTCAGCCGATTGAGGAAATCACTGAGCCGACAGTAAAGATGTCAGAGGTTGATATTTATAAATACTTAATTAATAAACTTTAAAAAATTCTTTACTAAAATGGAAGAAAATGTAAAAAAGCAGCTTGACCAAATTGGCGATATTATAGATGCTAAATTGGAAAAAGCTCATGGACAAGCAGTTGATTCAGCAACTGGTAAGGCAGATGAAGCTTTAAAAGGCGAAATCAAAAATCTTACAGAAAAATTTACTGAAAGAATGGATGCGATGGAAGTATCTAGTAAAAAGAGATTTGAAGCATCTCAAAAAGAGGACAAATCATTTGCTGGTAACTTGACAAAAGCTATCAAAGAAGGTGCATTGGATGCAATGAGAAATGGTGGCTCAAGATCATCAGCTTTTGAAATAAAAGCGGATATGACTGTGGCAGCAGATTTTACTGGAGACGTAATTCCTCCACAAAGAGTACCAGGATATAAATATGATCCTACTACTCCACAAAACATTAGACAAATTATCCCTATTGGTTCAACTAATAGTGATGTTGTTAGATATGTTAAAGAAAGTGGATATTCAAATGGTGCGGCAGCTGCGGCTGAAGGTGCAACTCTAGGTCAATCAGATTTTGATATGACTGCAACTGATGCTAACGTTAGAAAAATAGGTACTTACCTAAGAATTTCTGACGAAATGCTACACGATACGCCTCAAATTTCTAGCTACTTATCAGCTAGAGTTCCAGCTAAATTAATGGAAGTTGAGGATGACCAAATACTTGGTGGTAATGGTGTTGCTCCAAACCTTGATGGTTTTTATAACTCAGGCACTAACTTTGATACTTCAGCAAGTGGTAAATTTTACCAATCGGTTGAAGCAGCAAATGAATTTGATGTACTTGTAGCGGCAATCAACCAATTACAGATTGCTAATTACAAAGCGGATTACATACTTTTAAATCCAACTGATTTTCACAAGATCTTATTATTAAAAGATACTACTAACAACTATCTTAAAGATCAAGTGTATCAAGGGTTACAACCTAATTTCTTAGGTGTGCCAATCGCTGTAAACAATGAGGTTAATTCTGGGACATTCCTAGTTGGAAACTTTGGTCAAGCAGCTCAATTATGGGTTAGAGATAACGTAGCAGTTGAGTTCTTTACAGAGGATGGAACAAACGTAAGAGATGGATTCGTTACTGTAAGAGTAATGGAAAGAGTAGCACTTGCTACTTATTTGCCTAATGGTATTATAGATGGAACTTTCAGCACTGCAAAAGCAGCGTTAGAAACTCCGTAATAATAACAATTTTACTAATTAAAGGGGTATTTATTACCCCTTTTTTTATGGGGTAAAGTGAAATAAATGTAAAATAAATGCAAAATATTTTTGTTATTTAAAAAAATTCTTTTATATTTGTATTATAATTAATAATAAAACAAAATGAAAACAAACAAAATGAAAACAAGAACAGAGTTAATTTATTTAAAATCAGTAGGAACATATTTAAACCAAAAAAAAGGTATTATATATCCAGCATTAGTAAACAACGAACCAGATTTAGATTGTCCTATTTATTTGAAAGGAGATGAAGTTTCAAGAGAATGGTATTCTGCATTATCTGCTGGTGATATGCACCATGTTAATTTAGTAGATATTTTAAGATTATAATTAAAAACAAAACAAATGATTAAAAAATTCTTAAAACAAGATCCAGAAAACCTTAAATGGCTAATCAGCTTTTATATAGTAGCTGGATTTATAATAATGCTTTTAACTATAAAAATATAATTATGGCAAATAGAGAAAAATTTTTACACAATTTTAAAAAAGCCAATAGGCAAAGAAAAAACGAAAAACATTTAATGAATAATATTTTTAACAGTTATTCAAAAAGTTTAATTGAAATAGTTGAAAATAATGGATCTAAATAAAATATATATCAAATACTTTTTAGTATTTAGTTTATTAGGTTTAGGTTGTAGAGTAATACATCTTTATGGCGATTTTTTAACAGGTATATTTTTATCCATTTTAGGTTTTTCAGTTTTAGCAAACGAAACAAATAATAAATAATTTATATGCCAGAAATGATTGAAATAGACGATATAGTACAAAGCTCCATAGATCCACAAATATGGGATAATTTACCAGCTATTAAGAAATTAAAAATATTAAATTATTTATATAAAATTAAAGAGATAGTACATTCGCCCAATAGTTTTTCATAGAAATTGTTTTGTTTAAGTTAAGCGAATGTTAAAAAGCCAGTTATTAATTTAATTGGCTTTTTTTATATCTTGACATAGTGAATCAAAATCAACAAGGTTGTTATGCTGAATATCTTTTTGCTTCAACCGCCATGCGACATGGATTCAATGTTTCAATGCCACTTCTAGATGCCTCTCAATATGATTGTATTTTAGAAAAAAACGGATCACTATATAAAATTCAAATAAAATATATTAGCAATACAAGGGTTAAAAGTATTTATAATCGGTACTCAGATCAATGCGTTTTAAGGCGTGGATGCTTAACGTATGAAACTAAATATGTTGATTTCTTTGCTATATATAAAGAAAGTTTAAAAGGGTTCTTTATAATTAAAAATAAGCAACAAAAAACAATAAGATTAAGAGCTAATGGACCTTATAAAGAAAATTTTAATAACTTTGCACTGATTTCATAAATAGGTTTAAGGTGTCACTAGCAAAAAAACTAGTGGCACTTTTTTTTTATCTTTACATAAAATATATATATCATGAAAATAAAATTAAAAACATCAATTCAAAAAGATGGTAGGGAATTTAAAGTAGGAGACATTATCGAAATTAATGATGCTAATTTGCCAAAATGGATTGCTAATGAATGGGGAGAGCCAATTGAAAAAAAAGAAGCCAAACCCAAAAAAGAAACCAAAGAACTTAAACTAGATTCTAAAGAAACTAAAAATGAGGCAAATAAAAATTAATTCCACAACTGGATCTGAAATTGTAACCTCAGCCGATTTAAAACTATTTGCAAAAATAGATACAACCGCTGATGATGCAATTATAGCTAGGCAAATAACTCAATCCAGGATATGGTGCGAAAACTATTTGTCAAGAGATATAGTCGCTAAAAACAGATCTTATTATTTAGATGAAACAAGCGGTATATTTGATTTGCCTTTTGGACCAGTTGATTCGATTTCTAGTATCCATGCTGATGGCGTTGCTTTAACACACACTAATATTGGTTTAGATAAAGAAACTATTGAACTTGATAATGGATATGCTAAAAAGGTAACTGTTGTTTATATAACAGCTGGTATGGATGATTCTTTATTACAACAAGCGATCTTACAATTGGCATCTACATATTATGAAAATAGAGTAGATTTTAATAGTGGTGATGAAAACAATGCATCGGATTTAATTCCAACAGATACTAGGGATATTTTAAATTCTTATAAAGCAATGTTTTTATAATGAATCCTGGTAAATTAAATACTCGTATTGTTATTTGGCAACTAACAAAGGTTGCCGATAGTTATGGTGGCTTTCAAGAAGGTAGTACCGAGTATATTACTATTTGGGCAAATTATAAACAATTAAAAGGTGATAGATCTACTGAAAATGGTCAAAGAGCAACCAGAACAGATGTTGAATTAATATCAAGAACAAATACAATAGATTTTATAAATACAAATGCAACATCGAATTGGTATTTTAAAGTTGAAGGAGAAAGTGATAATTATAGAATTAATAATATTTATGAATCAGAATATAAAAATTATACTACAATAAATGCAACAAAAATCGACTAACATAAAGGTTAACCAACAAGAT